GCCCGTTAAAAGTATAAGGTATGGAGAAAATAAGTGATAAAGAATATCAGGCAAGTTTAGGAAATGGAATACCGTCAAAAATACAGGCTGTAGATGCTGACAATAACCCTATTGTATCGACACCAGCAAATTTATTATCAACATTGGAAAGTGCTGGAGGAATAAAACGAATATTCTTCCCGGTTGATAGCGGGGCAACATGGATTAGGATAATGGAGGTAAAATCAAATATGACTTGCAGTTTTATGATGAATATGATATGCTATGCTAATCAAGATGCAAGTATAATCGTGGGATATGTAGTTAATTATGATAATAAGGTTCAAATATGCAATTTTAAACAACTTATCGGGAAAGCTGGAGAGGTTTATAATCCCAATTTGAAATATAAAAAGGATGGTAATACTATAATTGTATGGGCTAAAAGTTCGGCAATCAATAATAAAGCCTCATGCATTAATCTCTTACATGGTAACGCTTCATTTCCTATGATAATTGAGACACCTCCTGAAGATGCCATTCAACCAACATGGTAAGATATAGGGGCATAATGCCCCTGTAAAATCACAGCTCAATACAAGCCCCGCCATCAATCCTATACCATAGTTTTTTCTTTCCAACAACAGTTGGAAAGAAAAAAGTTACTTGGGTGGAGGATAGATTTATACGGATAAATATGCCGGCAGATGATGGTGGGGCATATGTACCAGTTGGATCAGCAGAATTATTGTACCAACCATAGCCACTTATATTACCATCATAATTACCTACAACATTTACCCCTGACGCTGGCAATGAAGTCTGGAGCAATGCACCTGCATTTTTTAATAAAGCACTTGGAAGAATCTTAATACTATTACCTCCACTTAATCCTCGCACAAAATCCAGACTGTCAACCGACGGTAGATTCCCTTCTTGCATGATTTCCATATCTTATACTTTTAACGGGCGTTTTTTCTATCAAGAAAATCAGCCCAATTTAACATTTAATTTTTAATCTCGTTTTGTAATTATAAATTTTCATACAGCAATTAACTATTGCCATATTCTTTAGTTGTAACATGATTTTTTCTAAATAGAATACGTTGTGGAGATATATTAACAGTATAATTATCGCCTAAATATAAAGAACTAAACGTAATACTACCAGGCAGAATTGTCGTCTTGCCACCCAAAGAACCTGTTGGAGTCATATCATATAGTTCGATTACAGGAGTAGTATAATCTTCTATCGTAGAAAAACTAATCTTTCCAACAAGATTTCCAAGGAAATCATACATCGAAATACTATTAGTGACCGGATCAATAACGATTCGTTTACCTTCAGAAGCGGTAGAAATCTGCCCTGTCAGTTCTACTTTGTTTCCTTTAAATAACCCTGTGAGAAAATTCAAAAGCAGATTAGGAGTAAACTCCTCCGTACCAAACTTTCGGAAATCATTGGTAGGATTGCCCGATGCATCAACACCCTGCTGCGATATCATATATTCATCCTGGAATACAGCCGAGCCTATCAAAGCGAAATTAAGGAGAGCAATCTCGGCCGCAATTAACTTGTCGTAAGGATAAGGCGTCCACAGTCCACTCTCTTGATGAGCTTCAATCCATTCCTTCGGGCTAATCTCCGTATTTCCAGGAACGCGGCTGGTCCACATGTACAACACATTGTCTTCCTTCAGATACTCTCCGTTCTTATACACATTGTCCACATTCCAACCTTCCGAACGCGGAAAAGGCGTAGGATTGGCGGCAATAATGTTCACCTGCTTGCTATCAATCTCTTTCGTCCGTGCAGCATCCTCATAAGCATAGATACTGATACGGTTAGCGGTAGCATACTGATCTGAAGGAATAGTGTAGTCATAAGAACTGACCTTTGAAACAGGTTTGTCCTCAAACAATTTCGTGACACTACTCCCCACGACACTTTCAACCCTGAACGTGAGATAGGCAGACATGGCCACCTTATTACTCCCTTCACCGGCCCAGAACCGGACTTGTAACGGTGCAGCCTGTACGTTATTAGCATCCAAAGATACCGTCTCTGGATTGACACCAATCCAAAGGCGTTCAGATTCAGCAACCAAATAGAATGTTTCTGTCAGTATCATATTATCATACAATTTATGCAGTACCGCTAATAGAGCCTGATAACCCCATCTTAGCACGAACCATGTCTTCAAAAGTAATCTTCGCATTGGCTCCCGTAAATGTGGCGGCACTCTTACCAGTAAGGATGAATGCGACGCCGGCGTTATCTTTCAGAGAGAATGTCCAGGTTGTAATGAGCGAAGGAACTTCCTCACCCGTGCTACGTTTTACCGCTACCGGTGTGACTGTTGCAGTCTCGCCTTTTTTAACCACATTTCCACTGATACCTGTTATCTTGAGCAATGCGTAATAGGGATCAGAAAAGTCAGTAATCTCATCATAGCCGGAGGCAACCAATGAACCGTCTTTCTTCACATCACAGCGCAATTTAAGTACGTTATCCACATCATTGGTAGAAACCACTTGAGTGCGAGATGTACCCCAGTTCGTGTCACCTGCTCCAAGCATTTTCACCCACTGGAAAGTAAAGCCGGTGTAGTCAGTGACTTCAACGCCATCCTTAAAGATACGGACTGTATCAGTTAACGACTCCCCGGCCGTAAGAAGCTGAGACCCCTTGTTATTCGAAATCAAGACATCGTATTGGTTACCGGTGGATTCCTGAATGACAACCTCCTTGGACAACGCATTGAAACCGATAGAGGAACCGGAGATTTCAACAGTACCTGAAACAGTGATCCGGTCATTGTCATACCCGGATATGGGTACAAGATTCTTCATTACACGCAGGGCTGGTACCTTATAAGTAGCTCCGCCAATGGTAGTACTGTAAGCGTCTATTTTCTTGAAATAACCGACCATACCGGAGTTCGTAGACAAACCGTTATTGTCAAATGTCAGTAACAAGTCATTGTAACGATACTCAATCGTATTGGGTACAAGAATGCTACCGTCAGAAATATCACGCAGAATAACAACGACAGTCGGACGGCCGTTTTCGGGTAGTGCAGTAAAGTCCGGTATAAAAACAACCGTTCCTTTATTATACCTCTGTACAAGCGGAGTGCCTTCTACACGAAGTGTTCCGTTGATGGTAGTACCATCCATCAGGGCAATAAGGGTAAAACTTCCTTCAAGATTCATACGTCACCCCCTTCCTGTTCAACTGGGTTTTCGGGCGATTCTTCAGTAGTGATATCTTCTTCCGGAGATTCACTATCACTACTGCTTCCACCAGTTACCGGTTCTTCACTATTGTTGTCCTCATCTTCTTGGGGAGGATCATAAAGGCCACTCTCCTTTTGCTCTTTAATCAGCGCTTTCAACTTGTCATCCGAAAGGATTTCAGGGCTGAAATTGGAAAGCACCTTCAAAGCACTGAGCGGCAGGATTACACGGCCGTCCGGAATACGTTCCGCATACTTGTAATCGTAACCCTGCCCGTCCAGTTCTTCAGGTTTCACTAACAGATAATTCATAAGCTATTCATATTTAGATGTTATAATCAATTTGCCGTCACCCGTGGTGAGGGCTTTATTGTCGCTCGTAGTCACCAATGCCGTTACCGCGTACATCCTCACTGAAGCATATACCGATATGGGATATAAGGGATCGAACGAATAAGCGGAAGGCACGAACTCCACCGTCCTGCCGCGACCGACATTTTTTGCCGTACTGCCGGCCTTGGCGGATTTCGCGTACCAGTCAATCACGAACAGGCTGTCCTTGCTGCTGTCAATCAGCCGCTTGTTGTAAGACAATATGCACTCGTAACCTACAGTGGTATTCATGCGAGAGTTGATCTTGATACCTTTCGTCTGCCGAATGTCGGCACGTAATGTCCCCGGCATCTCCACTTTGATGGAAGTCGTCGCCTGCATCTCGTCCGAAGTCGGAGAAGATGGGCGCGTACCAGTATAATACGCTCCACGAACACGGACAGAAATATTCCTGAAGAATCGGGCATCGAGCGTCAGTGTTTTACTCCAGGTACCATCTGCATTCTTACCGGAGACAAAGACCTCTAATTCATCATCGGTAAAGTCACGCCATGTTGTGCCGTCAAGTATCTGCCACCAGAAAGCGGCATTGGCATCAGCCACGATATCCTCTCCAGAGTATATTTGTGCGGTTATATCATACAGCCATTCGCCCTTACTGTTTGGTACCACCTCAAGAGGGTTGATTGTCCAGCCTTTGGGACGGTTGATCTTCAGCGAATAATTGTTTGAGTCAAAGATACTGGTACGAAGCACAATGCTACGCTCAAACTTTTCCTGGGTATTCTTTCGCTTGTCCGTGATAGAAAAGATACAATGCAACTCTATCGGATTGTTATAATCCACATTCTTCTTTACCGTCAAAGAATAAGTAGGTTTACCTGTGGCAGATATGACATAATCATCATTGTTAACGATACGATTACTGCCATCTGATTTTGGAGCACCTTCATACCATTCGGCACCGGTAATTGCCTGACTGCCGTTCATCAAACCTTCCGGGTCCTGCACCGAAATGTAAGGCATGAGTACACAAGGAATAAGCGAGCGATCCGGCTCGTAGTCGTTCGTATCCTTGTTATAGTTCTGTACAGGATTACCGGATAGAACCTGTATCTCTGCCAGGAAAGAATAAGGATCAATATGTACCTGTACGTCTTTGGGTTGGGTTTGTATAGCCATCTTTTTTATATTCTAAATCCAACATAATTTTCTACTGTCTCAATCTTCTCACCTACCGGAATAAATACCCGGCAAATAAACTTGACTCTCTGATAATCATAACCAAAACCTAATCCTACTCCATGCTCATCAGTGTTATCAATGTGTATCACATTCTTTTGACCGTCCACATAGACAGGCTTCCAGCTATTATCAGCTGGAATATTACCGGTATCACGAAGCCACTCTATCGACACACCTGTAGTAGTCAGTAACACATTAGTAATGTCACGATTGGCGTATTTAATCCATGCAGTTATATCCATATTTACTTGACCGCGTTTTGCGCTACCGGGGGCAATGAAATCTAAGTAGTAGTTCTTATCCCCTTCGAGCAATACCCAACCAGCGGAGTTCCATTTAGGTTCTTCAGTCGTTTTATCAATCAGGCATCCCCATTTACAGCCATAATGATAAGCAGTATGCTGTTCCAGTGTAGTTATTACCTTCTGATTCTCTAAAAGAGTTTCATAGTCTACAAATCGGTAAGGTTCATCTCCCTGGGCGGTTTCCAAAGACCATTCACCTCGATCCACTTTTTTAGGGATAATCGTTCCATTCCAGTCAGCTTCATAGATCTTTTCAAAAACACCGATTTTAGCCATGACACCGACGTCGGTAGAGCCGATAGGAAGCTTCTCTATCATCTTTACGTTGGGAAAGCGGCCAATAGTTAACGCATAGTTGTAATCTTCGAGAATGGGCTTAAACACATTCTGTAAAAACATGATCCTGCCTTCACGGGAAGATATTAGCCAGCTTTGAGCACGCTCGTTCGGAGCTTCACCAGCATCCGGTACTTTCGCATTACCTTTGCGAGTCACATTATACCCTTCAACCGGTGGGTAGTTCTTGCCGCCCGGCACTTCGCTGTCGGGATAAAGAACTACAGTCAAAGTATTATCATTGCGGTTTTTCGATACTGGTCTGAACCAAGAAGTATAGTAGTCGGTACCCCCGATCAACAGCGAGTTCACGATTGAACATAATACGTCGTTTTCCTCTAATGTGGTCCAATCCGTATCTGTGCGCTTCTCCATAGTAAGCCGGTAAGTGCCATCATCCAACAATTCAACCTTTTCAATGGCGCCACAATCAGAGAAAGAGAAATCCCCGGCCATTGCCTGAATTTCATTGATAATTAAGCGCAAAACGGTCAGCGATGACCGCAACTCCATGCGGTCAGCCTGTATTCGTCCATCTTCTGCGATTATGCCCTTGCCCGCTATCAATGAATCAATGATGCTTTCGCCTACCGTTAATTTGCTCAAAGCCTTAATAGGCCCTTTTACTATGATGTCTTTCAAGAAAGTGATTATACCTTCTGCATAATCATCATTCTTTTTGCTGATAAACTTGTCTCCTAACCCTTCATTGTTTACCTTAATCGCCTTATCAATCTCGGCAAGTATTCTCAACGCAGAAAAGGTGTTCCTATCGGTAGGAACAACAGTATCATTGAGCTTTATCAAATAAACATACCCCTCCCCGCCTCCCCCTGTTTCACCACCTTCTTCTTCACCACCTTCAGGGAAATCAACATCTATATTGTCAACCATACCCTGTAAAGACACTTTAAAAATATAGCTCTTCAATGACACAATTTCCTGAGTCATTTCCGGTACGCTATTCCCCTTACGGACAAATCGCACGCCATTGAAATACACGTTCGAGCAACACAGTATCCGATTCAGATGCTCTGCAAACCAGACAGGACACCCCTCAGCATTACCAAGGGTAAACTTCTTCTGCGTACTCTCTACTGCAAAAAGTTCAACGATATTTCCATTAGAAATTTCAAACTGCTCATTGTTGACGGCAAATGTCCAATCATCATCTTTAAAGCCGCCAGGTGCACGGAATTCAAAATAAAACTGCTCTTCACCATTCCAGAATATGCAATCATTCCTCTGCTTATTACTACGCATAGAGTAGCGAATGAGAGTAGTCTTATCCAACTCGTGCTCATCATCCGTAACTTTGAAAACATTGCATTCTTGATCGCCTACAGAAATTGAATAATAACCAGGTGCCAGCCCGGTAATCGTTGAATGAAAGACTGTAGAACCATCTTTCAAAGAGAAGGATTGAAACTCAATTTCCCTGCTGGTACCATCAACATGATTTTTCAGTAAGCCATTCATCTTATACTCAGTAGTGGTAATAACCTCTATGAATATGTTATCAGTAGGTGCAAACAACTGTATGTACCTACTCTCAGCCCCAAATTTATCAGAGGATGGACTAAAGAAAAGTGGAGTAAATGGTGATATCTTTATCATAACTAACCAATACTTTTAATTTGCAGATTATAATCAACCCCTTCATAGTGCCCAATCTTGTATTTTAGCTCGTTTATGAAGCAAGTATATAACAGGCTATTCCTATCAACCTCGACCAGTGCATTCACATCCGATGGTATTCCACCGTCAGCAGTACTAATACTCAGAGTACTCACGGTAAACAAAGGATCTGTTAGTTCAATATCCGAGTTCTCGGCAACATCATTAATCCGAATATCACTGTTACCTGATGAAGAAGCAAAGCGTAATGACTTGACAAATGAACCGATGTATTCCTTATTAGCTTCGATGATAGAACGAGGTGAGAACATGGCATTGAACATGGTTGATGATGAAATTATTCCAGATACTTTATACCCTTCTCGTACAAGCTCATAAGATTCAGCATTTTCTTTTAAATGGGCCCCGACAAAGAAAGTATCATTGTCACTCTCATTATCAGTTGTATCTTTACCACGCTTACTTACCAAAAATTCGATTCCGTAAGGATCTGCACGAAGAGGACTTATCAGTTCAAGGGCCTTATCAGTGATGGTTATCCCAGTGTCATACTCGTTCGTAAAATGGAACTCATCGCGCCCGTTAATGCTGTCATAGTCTTGTTTATCGTAACCGACTCTCAGTAAAGAGTAAATAAGCGATGAGTTCACTTTTACCTTAAAATCCATTCCAGTATAGCTTATTCGCTTTTGTACTTCAGAATGAAACAAAGAAGTGCGCTTCTTAAAAACGACTTTATTTTCTGCGATATCCGGTACATAGCCGTAGACAACCTCCATCCAATCTGAGAAATGCTTGAAGGAAGTATATATTTTAGCCCCATCCAAGCCTCTGGCACTCTCTGCCGCCATTATCACAGTGGAGGATAGCCGAGTATCATCTTCATATTCTATTTCGCCTACATAGCCCTCATTTTCTTCATTTATGCTCTTCAATAAGCGGTTAAGAAGCACATCGGGCTTTATGACATCAATACGTTCTGATTGCATTTTTGCCATGTAATAAACTGACATTTTAAAATTCTCAATCTTGATTCTTACCCCAGCTTCAGTATTAAGGTAGATTCTATAAACCATACCTATTTTCCCTGATTCATTCTTTGCCGGATCTACCAATACAAGTTTTTTCTCATCGACATGATAAACACTGCCAGTTTTAAGCCCACTCGTATGATATACACTGGTACTGGCTGTATCAGAGCCTACTTTCTTTTGTCCCTCGACATCAAATCGTCCGGTACCTGATGAAATGGTTATATCACAGCTCAAATCCATGTATAAGCCATGTGGAGGTAAAGCAAACAATTTCATGAAAACACCTTTGGTATTGCCATAATAAGCACCATCAGATTCATGGTATGGTTCAATATAATCACCAACATAAAGTTCACTGCTCGCATCTACAACATAGACATCAATATTCGTATTAGCCTGAGACGTACCAGAAGGATATATATATTCATCGTTATCAATGTCGAAGTTAAATGTATTCAGCATCAATAAACGATCATAATTGAGAGTCTTTTCTTCCTTTAATTCACTTACAAGATATTCGTACTGAGTGCTCTTCTTTGCCTTAATCTTAGCAGCAAGAGTACTATCTATAGCATTGATATAGACAATACTATCATCATATTCCAATGAGCCAAAATCCAGATAACTACCAAAGAGATACCTTTTACTCTTATCGTTATCAATAGTATATATCTCTATCTGAGCATTAGCGTTCAAATAGTTGGTCCGGTATTCATTAAGTAAAAGGTTATATGCTTTCCCCGCAAACTCAAACTTTGAACTGAATGAACGGATAATCCCACTGAAATCATTTCGTTTCAGTGAGATATTAATCTCATCCCAATTACTAATGCAATCCTCATTAATAATATGAGCCGTACCATTGATGATTAGAATATATCTGTTCATACATTTTCCTTTGCAGCGAATATATAGAAAATGCTAACCGACAAATAGGTTAGCATTTATCTTGACATTATATAATTGTGACAAAAACGGTACAATCAAGTTATAATCAACACATTACAACAGGCACAAATTAAAGGGGGAATTTACTTGCCGCCTCTCTCTAAAGATAAAGAGAGGCAAACTTCTTTTAATGTTTCGAGCTTGGCAGATTCTGAATCTATCTTAGATAGACAGCTATTCAACCGATTAGCAAGCAGCTTTATCTCGGTGATTTTATTAATCTCATCAGAATGATTATCAAGATATACTTGAGTATCAGTAAGCGCTGTTTTGACTTCTGCAATAAGAGTTGAAATATCTTGTGTACTCTTTTCTT